GCGTCGTAGTACGCCCAGCGCAGCGTCGCGGTCACGCCGCGAATACTGCCCCGCACCGCCGCACGTTACGGCAACTGCGACCAGGGGCCGGCGCCGACGAAATTGCCACTGATACTGACCGCCCCCGTTGCCGAAACATTGATCGCGGCATCGAGATAGGCCAAGCCTTTGAAGAGGAATGTCGGGTCGATCGTGCTCGGCACCAGCTCGAGCATGACCGGGATATCGGCCGCCGCGGCATCGAACAGCACCGGCGACGTGGCCGAATTCCACCAACCGCCGACTGTGCCCTTGACGTCGGGCAGTCCGACGACGTACTGCTTGTTGGTGTCCTGGAAGGCCGTGACATCGACCGTGTCACGCGCTTGATTGAGCGTCCAGGCATTCAGATCCGCGACGACGACCGTGGTCGCCCCACCCGTCGGATCCATTTTCACCTGGCCCTTACTGCCGTGGCGTCTGCCTGCCATGATTGCACCTCATATTGCTAGTCGTCTCCCCGATCGCCCCTTACGTACTCATCACGACGCGATAGTGCCCGCCCCGATGAAACCAGAGAATCGACGCGTCGACCTCGTCGCGTTCCGTGATCCGCACGCGCGCTTCACGGTAGAGCGCCATCGGCTGATACCCCGTCACCGTGAGCACTTGTTCCTCGAGCAGGACATCGATCCGCGCCGCCGCCGCTTTGATGTTCTTGACCGTCACCGTCCCGAGCTCGACGGCTTTGACGAGATACAGCGCATCTTCAAACGCCCGCGCCTGATACTGCCGCTCGTCGGCTTCCTCGAGCAGAGACACGATCACGAACTGTTTCGATCCCGGCGGCGCGATTTCCCAGTACACGCCGTTCGGCATTAACCCGAGCAGCGTCGTATCGCTTGACAGCCGCTGAATCAGCGCCTGATCGATTTCGGACGAATCAGGCATCGCCGGTGACCTGCAGCCCTTCGTCGCGCATCATCGTTTTGAGTTCCTGATACATCTGCCGCCGCCGGCGCCGCGCGATCGGCACGAACACCTTCCCCGCCGGCATGATGCCGCGGTCGGCGCCGAGACTGGTGTGCCGCGCGACCGTCCCGTTCTCGTAAATGAAGGCGTGTTTCGCTTTGTTCCTGACGATCGAGAGCTGCCCGAACCCGCCGAGCGGCTTGTGTTCGATCTGCACGCCGAGCCGGAGGTTGCCCGTGCGCCGCGGATACGCCTGGAAGATCGATGACTTGGCTTCCTCGGCGGCGTTCTCGACGATAGCGCGCGCCCGTAAGCGCAAACGCAGCGGCAGCTTCGTCAAGTCGATCTTGAATTCCTCGAGGCCTTCAAACGTGAACGACGTCGCGCTCATGTCGTCAACAGCTCCTCGGCGATCAGCACGTGGATAATGTTCGCCTCGTCAGGATTCCGCAGCCCGTTCACATTGAACGTCCGCGCGCGGCCGAGGACAGGATCATCGAACGTGATCACCGTCTTGGTCGTGACGTCCTTGTGATAGGGAATCGTGATCAGATGCGTCGCCGATGCGATCACGGTCCCGGCCGCCGTGCGCTCGAGATCACGCGCCGTCGCCGGCGTGATGTAGGCCTCGACATACGCCGGCGTCAGATCCGTGAGGCCTTCGGTAAATCCGCCGTCGCCGTCTGGAATCGGCGGGCCGGGATTCTGCAGCCGAATCCGTTTGTCACGCAGACCGCTCGCGAGATTGACGGGACTCATGCGACGACCGGATCGCGCGTGCGGCGCAACAGGCTCACGATGACCGGAGACAGATCCACGCCGGCCTCATGCTGCGGTCCCTCGTCGTGGCGATCATCGCCACGAAAGCGCCAGAGCTCGCTCAGTTGCAGAAGGATCGCGGCGTGGACCTGTTTGGGCACCGTCGTGTCATCCGTCCACGTGGCCGTGATGCCGCGCCAGTACTCGGTCGCGTTGCAATAGTCAAGAATCACGGCTTCGGCGTGCGCGAGCTTGAGCACAAGATCGGCATTGCTCGTATCGCCGTCGGTCGTGACCGGCAACCGGAGATGCGCCTGCGCTTGCGTCAGCCGGACCAGCGCCATCAGTTCACCGTGTCGTCGCTCGCCTCGAGTTCAAGACTCAGGCGATTGACCGCGACGTCCACTGTCTCCGTCTGCGCGTGCAGTGCGGCCCGTTCGGCCTCCAAGACGGCGACGCGCGTCCGAAGCGTTCCTAGCTCGGTTGTGGCGGTCTGGACGGCAGTCTGGACGTAGGACCGGACGACCGGCGCGAGGCCATCGATGATTGCGCGCAGTTCGGCTTCGGTCATGCGACCCTCTCGAGCGCGTCACTCAACCATTGCCTCGCCAGCGTGCTCACGATGCCCGGCGGCAGCTCGTTGGTCATCGCCGGCGCACCGGCCGGCGGCTGCACCGCCGGCGGTCGGGCTTTCGCGAACGGCTGATCCGCATCGCGCTGCGCGAGCGCCTCGAGCGAGTAATACTGCTGCTGGACCATCGGCGAATCACCGCCGTCGACCGGCCCCAATCCGTAATATTTCGCTCGCGCTTCATTCGGCGACAGCGTGCCCGACGCCGACGAGGCAGCCTTCGATCGCGTCTCGGTATCGAGCCAGATCAGATCATCGACGTCGAATTCCGTCCCGTACTGCGTCCCGTTGATCGGGATCGTCAGTCCGAGCCCTTCATCAAGCGCCTGCTCGAAGTTCACCAGCAGACTTTGAATGCACTGCGAGTAGTACTGCTGAATCAGCGGTTCGGAATTCGCGTAGGCCGGTGCCGCACCGACGCCGACCATGTACGCCGGCACGTGGTAGACGCTGCAGATCTTCTCATCCGTCCACTTGAGCTGATCGATCAACTGCGAGTCGACCGCATTGACCGCCATGCCCTCGTATTTCAAGCCGTCGCCGAGCACGGCCACTTTCCCGACGTTGTCGCCCGTGAAGTTCTGATCCCAGTAGTCCTTCAGTCGCTTGGCGGTCTGATCCGAAATCGAGCCCGGTGCGGTCAGCACACCACCTGGCTGCGAACCCGTCGCAAAAAACTTCGCCGAGTTTTTCTGAATCGTCAGCCCCTGCGACGCCGCATAGCCGCACGCGAAAATTGGCGAGACGCCGATCAGCGGATGAAAGATCGGGCACATCGGATCGTGGATGATTTCGCGCGCCGGAATCGCCAGCGTGTCGCCGGGCAGCTCGGCGAGCCAGTCGCGCGTGACTTGGTAGTAGACCGATCCATCCGGCGCGACCAGCGGCTGCACGCGCGTCGGGTCCAGGATGTACAGCGCAATCACGACGCCGCGGTTGTCGCGCTGCTTGAGCACGTAGGTATTGCCCTGCAGGAGCTTGCTGATCAGCCACTGCTGCACGAACGTCGACGGCCGCTGATACCGATTCGGTTTCCGCAGCACCGGACTGAAGGCGGGATTGTCGGTCTCGGTCCAGATGCCGTCCTCGTCCTGTTCGACGAGCCGCAGACACAGCTTGCCGATGTCGCACGCGATCAACGTCACGCACGCGAACACGGTCGGATTGGTGACGACGGAATCCGCGCTGACCGAGACGTTCGACTGCCACGCGCCGGTATAGGGTTCGCGCACGATCGTCGTCCAGCCCCCGCGGCTCGTCGAGACCGGCGTCAACGGCGGCATAAGCGCCTTCGTGATCGTGATGTCGTACCCGAACATCCGCATTGGGGTGGCTACTTCGGCTGCGCCTCGGTCAGCATCACGAAGCCGCAGCCGACGAGCGTCATCGCGAGCTCGTAACTGGTGACGTCGTAGATCTCGCCCTCGAGATGTTCGACGGCATGATCGACCGTGTGATAGGTCAGTGCAGTGACGCTGACACTGCCGAATTCCTGTTCCGTCGGAAAATCAGCCATGACGTCACGCCGTGTAGGTCGCGACGGTGTACTGCACGCCGCCGGTCCGGCCACGTTTCCAGTTCACATACCGCTCGGCGCGGAGGCCGACGAGGTTGTTCTGCCAGAACGACGTGAACACGGTCGTCGCATCGGCCGGATCCATCGGCGCATCGTTCATCTGCACCGAGGCTTCAGTCGACACGTCGATCGTCACGCCGCCATCGTCGGCGTACAGCACGGTCGACGGCGCAATCAGAATCACATTGTTGCCGGCCGACTGACTCGGTACGACGTTGATGCCCATCGCCGTGCCGCCGCTGACCGTGAGATCGCCGAACAGCGGTTGCCCGAGCGCATTCAGGGCCGAGCCAAGCGCCGCGGCGTTGGTCTCCGACATGATCAGCGTGGCCCCGGCCGTCGAGATGCCGGCGGCCGTCATCGCATTGATCAGCGCTTGAATGTCGGTGCGCGCATTCGCCGGCGTCGTGCCCGCGGTCGTGATCGGCGTCACGCCGTTGGTAATCGAGCCTGGCGACACGTTGGCGACCGCGGCTTTCGCCGGATCGGTGAATTCGACATCAAGGAATGCCGCGATACCGTTAATCATGTCGGCGCGAATCACCGACTCGGCGGCCGGCGTCGAATTGCGCGCGAGTTCGTCGGTGATCACGATGATGCCAGCGCACTTGGTGATCGCCAGCGTGATCGTGTTGAACGCCAGCTTCCCGACCGGTTTCGGCGCGCCCTGGCCGACCCATTTGTACGTACCGCCACCGGTCTGCACCGGCACCGAGACGTTGAACGGCACCTGGCGTAAGCCGGGGATCCGGCCGAGAATCGTCGCCGGCCGCAACAGCGCGAGGAATTCCTCGGCCAGCGGCTTGAGCGGCGCCAAGGGTCCCGCCCAGGTCGCATCCGTCGTGGTGCCGGCGGCGACGGCCGCTTTTAGCACAAGCCCGACCTCTGGCGTGGAATCCTCCCAACGCTTGGCATATTCGGCGGCGAGCATAAGATCGCCGCGCGTCGCCAGCAGCGCCTGGACATATCGCGTGAAGCCGGTGCCCTTCTCGACATTGGCCTTGACCGTGATGATCGGCGTGCCATTGCGCGATTCGGCCGCGCTCTTCGTGTCGGTCGCCTTCACCGGCACGGCGGCCGCGGCGTTCGCCTTCTCGAGCGCCCGCAACCGCACCAGATGGGCATCGACCGCGGCGACTTCGGCCTCGAGGCCGTCGTACTCCTTGGTCTGCGCCTCGTCGAGGGTGGCTTCGCCCGCATCGCTCATGATCGCGGTCAGCCGGGCCGCTTTCGCCGCGCGCGTGTTTTCGAACTGCGTGATCCGTTCAGCGGTGGTCATAGCGTTCTTCCTTTGTGGAACAGAGGCGCGCACGACGGGAACCGCCGGCGCAGGGTCGCTCGCGCGATCGAGCGCTTTGATGGACGTGATCGTCGCGTCGGCATTCGCCGGAATCGCGACCAGCGATAGCTCGAGGACTTCGGATTTCAGGAAGTGGAACCCGCCGGTCTCCTTGTTGAATGCTTCCTCAATCGACCGGAACCCGATCGACACGGCGGCCAGTAACCCCGCCTTGATCGACTGCCAGGCTTCCTCAATGCGGTCGCGCACCGTGCCCGGTTCGGCGAGCTGCGGCAGCGTCGCCTCGAAATCGAGGCCTTCGGCGGTCGGCTTCTTGAACTTGACCTGGCCGACTGGCTTGCGCGTGTCGTGATACAGCAGCAGGGGGACGGGATTCTTGAACGTGATGCCAAGCGGCTCGATGACGTCGCCCATGCGATCCGGTTCCGGCGTCGAGGCCGTACCGCGAATCACGCGCTGGTCGTCGTCGACCGCTTTGACGTGCAGGAAGCCGTAGGCGCGGCGCACCATTGGCGCCGCAGTATGCGGTCGAGCTCAGCTTTTCGTGGATCGTAAATATCGGCGGCGGAACGGCTGGCGGTCGCCGTAATCGGCGACGAATTCGTTGACCGCCTCGCGGATGACCGTCGAGACGCGCATCCCACTGAGATCCGCCACGCGGCGCAATTCGAGTCGTTGGCCTGGCGTCACGCGCACGTTGATCCAGCCGGTGGCCGGTGTGTCCGCGATCAAGGGACGGCCGCGGCGTTTCATGGCCGAATTGATGCGCGCTTCTGACGCAGCATCTTGATCACCGCTTCGAGCGCAACAGCCGCCTCTTCGTCCGTAGGGTGGTCTCGGAACGCTCGCACCCAGCGGTCGAGGTCATCGCAGCACTCGTCCCACATGCGCCAGAGAAACTGTAGATCCTCGAAGTCTGGTGTCAGGCGATCGCTCATGGCTGGCGCGCCGCACTTTCCGTCCACTCATCAGACATGAATCGTGTATCAGAGGCTGCCCGATTTCAGCGCCCTCCGAGCACCAGCATCTGGTATTCCTTCGGCTTCTCGAGCGGCCCTATCATGGCACTCATCGCCTGCAAAATTGCGTCAATGCCGTCGATTTTGTTCGGCGATTCCGGCCCCTCTTTCTTCGGCAGCAGGGAATCATCGATCCCGCGCGTCACGACCGTATTCGAGGCCATCCACTTCAGACACGAATTCCCGTCATGCTTGAACCGCCCGTG